TGACAGGGCCCCCCCTGGAAAGTACTTCCAGATTACTTGTGACTATTCAGTCGTGAGGTCTAAAGTACACAAAAGCTAGTCCTCGGGAGAGGGATGGTTACCTCTCCCAGCCCCTAGTGAGCCTGGGTGGCTGTTCAGGGACAGAAGCGACCCTCGTAGAGGGCTGATTCTCCTTACCAATGGAGATCGCTTCTTGGCTTTGCTTCCACTCAAGAAACTTCTGGAAACGTCCACTCGTGGAAATTTCTTCGAAGACCTGAAGCATGGTTTTACCATGCTCCAGGCGAGGATCCCCTCCTCGCTTCTTGAGCTCGGTGGCCAAGGAAGATTGGAAGTCTTCCGAGAATCTGCTGGGGACTACACTGTTAAAGTGTTGTGTACCTAGAGGATAGGTACTAGCAGATTCAAGAAGTGAGAAATACATGGTGTTCGCAAATTGCGAGCCTGTGAGTTTCTCCACTTCCGGTTCAGGTCGCTCATGAAGGAGACCCGATGCCCGTAGATACCAATCGTATCTCGTGGCAAAGGGCTCGTTCGATGAATTGGGATTGTAAGGTCCCTCAACGGCAACTCCAGGTACATACTTGAAGTTGTCCCACTGCTTCCTCTGACGAGGTCGCAAGAGGGAAACCGCTTGATCACCAAGCATCCCGACCAGTTTGACAAAATTATTGTCAGACACTTCCTTAAATTTAACCCTTTTAAGGAAATCTTGTGATCGGGAAATTACAAGACCTGCAAACTCAACCACCTGTGAGGAGCGTACGGACTTAGTGTCGTTAATCTCGGCACCAAGGCGAGTTATGTACTTCCTATAAGCACTTTCCATTGTGCTTACCATGATGATATCGTCTCCGATCACTCGGAACGAATCCCATGGATCAAGTCCACTTTCCAATGCAGCGTTTATCGCGCATGCATTGTTAGTTAGACCTAGAAGGGCGAAACTCGGAGCAGTCCCTAGGGGCTGTCCCCTACGCCATCTCATCCCAGGATTAATAGGAGTTAACCATAAACCCCTCGACATTTCCGTAAAGTAAGTGACATGGGCCATGTAGTCCGCGAGGACTGCCATGGACCGGTCACCCTTTCGGAGTGCAGCGGTTTTGCGCTGACTGAGGAGCCTGTAGTTGCATTCCGTTTGCCAATCAAAGCGTAAGCCTTGAAAGGTGGCGTGAACACAATCTAGGGCTCCCCACATATCGATAAGATCTGTGGCCGATGACAAATCGGTCGAGCTAAGTTCGACTCCTTGAGAGAGTTTTCTCTTAGTCCAACTGACTCCTTCACCTTGATTAAAGGTGCAGTCAGAAGGGATTCGATGTAACATGTCAGCCCATGCTTCCTG